TTACGATTTATTCCGCTTTAAAGGCGGTGTTAATTGTGGGCATTTTTGGACGGAACAATTATACCAAAGAAAGAAAAACCCCGATGGTACATTAAAGGAGGATAAAGCATTATCCAGTAACGAACAAGTTGCAACAATACCAAAAACATATCAACCAAACCCTCGCGGTTCGGGAGATGCAAATACGCCTCCAATTGATATGCCAAATAACGGACATCACCCAAATTATAAATAATGGAAGCATTACTAATTACAAGACAAGATTTAGTAAAATACACCGCAGTTAACGGAGCAGTTGACACGGATTCGTTTATACAATGGATAAAGGTTGCTCAAGATATTCATATTCAAAATTATTTAGGCACGGATTTATTTAATAAATTAAAAGCGGATGTATTATTTACCATAAGTAATACGGGAATACCAACAACCACAAGTTTAACCGCTGGCGGTACGGGGTACACAAACTTAACCGGAATCGCTTGTTCGGGCGGTACGGGTTCGGGGTTTGGCGTTGATATTACAACGGCGGGTAACGCGGTTGTTTCTTACGTTGTATCCACGGCGGGTACCGGTTACACGGTAGGCGATGTTTTAACGATACAAGCGGGCAACACCAATGCAACGATAACGGTGGATGCTATCGATGAAATACAACAACCATATTTAAACCTACTTACAACGTATGTAAAGCCGTGTTTAATTCATTGGGCAATGGTTGAATACTTGCCGTTCAGCGCCTTTACGATAGCGAACAAAGGGGTATTTAAACACGGAAGCGAAAACGCTACAAACGTAGAAAAAAGCGAATTGGAAATGCTAATCGAAAAGCAAAGACAAATAGCGCAAAACTACACGCAAAGATTAATTGACCATTTGGTATTTAATGCGGGAATTTACCCCGAATATAACACGAATAGCAACGGCGATATTTTCCCCGACTCAAACAATTATAATATAGGATGGGTACTGTAAGAAAACCGAACAAAGAAAACATAAAGAAGTTATTAGTTTACTTAAATAAAACAAAATGCCAAACGAAATAGGTTGGGGTAAACCCTACGATGAAACAAGCGGTTATGGAATGGCGGCGGTTAATGGCGCATTGGATGGTTACGGAACAATAGTTATTAATTCTTATTCGGGGGAAACGGATATAAGTTCCATTGACGAAGACAACAGAACAACCAGTTCAATAATAATAGGAGACCCAAACTTGTATATTGACGGCGGAATAATTTATTTATTCTTTGAGTTTGCGGAGGGCGTTACGTTTCAATCTATTTCTGTAGACCTTTATTTAAACGATGAATTTTTAGTTAACAAAGGATTAACCAGCGATGGAATTAGTTTAATTGAACCAACACCAGCAACGGGTACTTATTTTTCTTATTTAACTATTAACATCGACACAGAAACAAGTTACACGTTTGTTTCAAATACCCTTGTCGTGTAATGAGTAACAACATTAAACCAAGCAAATACCCAGTTAATCCGGATGAACAAGCGGAATTATTAGACCAAGCCGTGAACGCTGGAAGAGCGGGTAAACAAGACGAATTAGTAAGTGGTACAAACATTAAAACGGTTAATGGAAATTCTTTACTTGGTAGTGGGAATTTAGTTGTTTCGGGTAATGCCAGTTGGGGTAATATAACTGGAACGATTAGTTCGCAAGTTGATTTACAAAATTCTTTAAATGGAAAACAAAACGTTTTAACGAGCGGTACGAATATTAAAACAATCAACGGAAATTCATTACTTGGAAGTGGAAATATAGCTATTCAAACGAATCCACGAACGATTGCAAGCGTAAACGGAAATGCAATCACTGGTACAAGCATTCAAATAAGCGCGTCCGTTTTAATTCCAGCGGGAACGTTGGTGGCGAATAATACTCTTTACATTAAAGCATTCATAAATAAAACGGCTGGTTCGGGAGTTACAACGCCACGTTACTACGTTAACACGTCAAATACTTTAACGGGCGCAACTTTACTTGGCGCGGGTGGTGGAATGTCAACAAGCGTTTATTTTCAAAGGTTTGAAAGGAATATTTTTTTTGACGGCACGAACTTAAATTCGTTTTTATCTGGAACAAGCGCGGCAAATGATTACTCGTTAAGCGGAATAACGTTGACCGCTTTCAATCCATTGGTAGATAATTATTTGATTTTTGCAATCAGCAACGGAACAACAACACCCGACAATGGAAATTTTAAACGCGTAATTGTGCAAGTATATGATTAATATAACAACGATAAAAGGCGGTTTTAAACTGAATGAAACCGATTATTTATTAGAAGGCGAAGCGGAAATAATAAGCGAAACACAAGCGCACGTAATAACCGATAAAGGAATTATATTAATCGACGTTGCCGTAAACGTTGATGGGCAACAACTTACAACAATACAAGAATTATTAAGTTATTTATACAAATGAACATTAAAGGAGTTGCGGGAATGTATTTTATTTTGGCTTTTGCGGGGTGTTTTATTGCTTTGTTAGAAGGCGAAGAAATATATATCCGTGTTTTAGCTGGCGCATACGCTTGTTTACTCACGTACCAATTATTATTATCTTATGAAAGCAACCGCGACGATTTTACTAACGACAATTCAAACTAAATGGATTTCCCTTTTGGGAATAGTTTTAGCCTTTTTTATGCCAATTACGGGTATGGTATTGGCAGTTGGTTTTGCTATCTTTTTAGACACGATAACGGGTATTTGGAAAAGCCGTAAAAACGGAGTTCCGATTAGTTCGCGTAGGTTAAGCGCGGTAATATCTAAGATGTTTTTATACCAATTAACAATAATTCTTTTTTTTCTTATTGATTGGTTTATTTTAAATGAAATTTTAAAAAGTATATTTACAACTGAATTGTTATTAACTAAGGTACTTTCGTTGGTTTTAATTTCAATCGAGGTTGTAAGTATCAATGAAAATTACAAAGCCGTTCGAGGGATTGACCTTTGGGCAAGTTTAAAGAGGTTATTAAGTCGAGCAAAAGAGTTAAAAAATGATAGCGACGAAATTAGACACCAGTAAGATTATCCAAGTTCCGTTGGATAAATCGCAATACTTCCAAGAGGAAGCGACAAAGAAACAAATCTATTTGCACCATACCGCTGGGGGTGGTAACGCAAGGGCGGTTAGTCATTTTTGGAATTCTAACGAAACACGGATAGCAACGGCTTTTATTATCGCCAACAACGGAGAAATAGTACAATGTTTTTCGTCTAAACATTGGGCGTGGCATTTAGGAATAGATGCGGAGGATTTCGCAAAGAACGGAGCGCCTTATCAAAATCTAAATAAAAGTTCGGTAGGCATTGAAGTTTGTAACTTTGGTCCGTTAAAATTCCGCAACGGGAAATTTTACAACTACGTTAACGGAGTAGTTGACCCCAAAAACGTTACTACGTTAGAACAACCTTACAAGGGTTTTTTACATTGGGAAAAATACACGGATGCCCAAATAGAAAGCACCCGACAATTACTCGTTTACCTTTGCGACACGTATAAAATTCCAAAGGCTTATAGAAGCGAGATTTTCCAAATAGACAAAGAAGCATTTAAAGGAACTGCGGGCATATTTACGCACAATTCAGTACGTAAAGATAAAAGCGATATTTATCCGTGTCCTCGAATGATTCAAATGCTCAAAAATTTATGATTAGAATAATAGCGATTTTAAGCGTTTTAACGCTCTTTTCTTGTTCAAGTGAACGCTTGGCACAATACCACGTAAGAAAAGCGCTTAAACACGGCGCAAAATTGACACAAGACACCGACACGATTCGAATTGCAACCGTTGATTCGTTTCCCGTGATTAGTCACGATTCAATCGTTTGGGAAAAGTTTATCGCGTATCGCGATACCGTGATAAAATTTCAAAATGTTTATGTGCCGAAGACACGTTGGCAAACGCGAATCGAATACAAAGAACGCGTGAAGACGTTAAGAATTCAAGGTAAAACACAATGGAAGACCGCTAAGGCGCAACAAGTTGTTAAATATAAGTTCCGTTGGTGGTGGGTTATTGTGGCGTTTTGTGTTGGGTTTTTGGTTCGTTACATTTTATCGCCTACTTTTATCGGTAGAATCAAACTATTTATGAAATTATGGAGGTAATAAAACACGGACGAAACATCCACGAATTAAGGATAGACGGTAAAACGGCGCACGTTGCAATGCTATCGGATATTCATTGGGACAACCCAAAATGCGAGCGCGATTTACTTAAAAGGCATTTAGAATTTTGTAAGTCCAATAATATTCCCGTAATAATTAACGGAGATTTCTTTTGTTTAATGCAAGGGCGCGGTGATAATCGACGCAATAAATCGGACATTCTACCCGAACATAACAACGGAAGGTATTTAGATAGTATCGTAGAAACTGCGGTTGAATGGTTTTCCCCTTACGCGGAAATAATTAAAGTTATCGGATACGGTAACCACGAAACGGGAGTAATTAAATACCAAGAAACCGACTTACTGCAAAGATTCGTAGACCTACTTAACTACAAAAATGGTACTCAAGTTTATACGGGGGGCTATGGAGGTTGGATAATTATTCGACAAATGTTCCATTCAACCGTTTCGTTAAGCACGAAAATTAAGTATTTCCACGGGAGCGGCGGAGGCGGCGTAGTTACTAAAGGAGCGTTAAACCTTACACGCGCTTTGGAAATGTACGAAGATTTCGACGTATTTTCAATGGGACACATTCACGAAAATAGCGCACGTAATGACGTAAGGGAATGCCTTAACCATAATGCCAAGGTTGGTTATTCGGTTAAACAAAAGTACATACATTCGATGCTTACGGGTACTTATAAAGAGGAATACGGCGATGGTTCTCACGGATGGCACGTCGAACGAGGCGCGCCCGTTAAGCCGTTAGGAGGGCGAATTTTGAAAATAGAATGCAAAGAAGTTGAAAATTCGTTGATAAAGAACATAGATAGTTTTAAATTTCCTTTGTAATTTAGCAACATAGCGTTAAGGGGGGGTAGAAATACCCCTTTTTTTATGTCTTAAAAACTCTTGTTAATCAACGTGTTACAAATTATTTTGTTGAAAATCGAAAAAAAGTTTTGAAAAAGTTTGGTCAATTGAAACTTAGTATTTATATTTGCGTATAGTTATTCACTAAACAATTAAAAAAACGCTATGGAAACAATTATTAAAGCCTACGAGCAAGAACTACGCGAAACGATGCAGGAAAATATCGACGCATTCGGACATTTAGACACCGACACCCAAAGAGCAATCGAACGTTGGTTAGTTATCGAAGAATTATTAACCCGCTTAAATTTGAACAATGATTAAAGATTTTTTACTTTCGACTTTATTATTGGTTGCGATGCCATTTTTATTGTATTACCTTTTAATTTTTATGTTATGAGTTGGCAAATAGAACTTGAAAACGACTGTTGTAATTTTTACTTTGAGCGCAACGGCGCAGATATTTGGGGTTCGTGTTTATTTAGCTTAACGCCCGACTTTGATGGCGGGTTCGAAGTTGAAACCGAAAACATAACCGCTTGGTTTGATGCTAACGAATGCGAATTACCTTGTAAACTTACGTTCGACGAAGAGTTAAATTTAGCGGATGCAATCGCAAACGAAGCAAATAATTTAATGCTTTGGGAAAAGATGTTACAAGAAAGATTGGACGATTTAGAAAACGAAAAAATAGACGAATGGAAAAGCAACAGATGGAATTAGGCGCGCAGGTTTATTGGTGGTGTCACGGAGGCGGGGCATTTGTAAAAGGTGGGCATTTTAATTGGAAACATTATTGTAAAGTAATCGAGGCAAAAAATGAAATTATACGAAATACTATATTGGCAGAGGAAGTTCGCAACGAGCAAACCAACGAAAACACGGATAACGATAACGGCTTACGACAAAATGGATGCGGTTAGGCGCTTGGATATTTGGGAAAAACTAATAATTAAAATACGGGAATTATGACTGCAAAAGACAAAGCCATTTATTTAATCGTCAAGTTTAACAAGGTTTCAATTTGCGTAAATTTTACGAACGAAATGCTAAACAATTTAGAACATATTAAAAACCTAACCCCAAGTAAAACAATTTATGATTTAATCGAGTATTGGGAAAACGTTAAAAAAGAAATAGAAAATTTATGATAGAACAAGCCGAACATTTAATAATAAAATACAACCTACGTAGACGTTGCAGAAATCAATATTTAGTGCATCAAAGAGCGTTTTTAATGAGCCGACTAAGCAAACACGGATTAAGCGTTACAAGAATCGCAAGGATGTTTAAAATGAACCACGCTACCGTATTACACAACGTTCGAAACGCAAAATATTACGAAGAAATTGAAGACAAATATTATTTAGCAGACGTTGCCGAAATACGCGAGGAATTAGAAAGCAACCCCGTAGTTAGAAATATTGAAGACTTAGTTTCCGAAATTCTTGAATGCACCACGGTAAGACGTTTAGAAAAAATACAACGAAGAATTTTAAGAAATGAGTACAAGTTAACGGAAGAATAGTTATATTTGTACTCGGCTTCCTTCGACACTATAAAGCCAAAAGATGTTATTAACCCTGTTAATGAAGTAGAGGTCGAAGGCTACGGATTTAATAGGGTTTTTTTATTGATTAAATTTTTAAGTTATGTTTAATGATTATTATTTAGTGAGCGTTAAAAAACGTTTTTTACCCGAAAGCAATCGGTATTATTTACAATGTACTTATTCAAACGGACTACAAGAAATTACTTTGGAAGTTTTACACGGACAAGAAATTAAAACTATTTTGCCTTATGAGCGGATGGATTAAATTACACAGGAAAATAACGGATAACCCGTTGTACTTTTCCGAACCATTTACTCGTAGTATGGCTTGGGTGGATATGCTTTTAATAGCAAACCACACGGATAATTTTTTCTTTAAGAGGGGTATTCGTGTTGACATAAAAACGGGGCAAATTGGTTACGATTTAGATACTTTATCTAAGCGTTGGAAGTGGTCGAGGGGTAAGGTGGAAAGGTTCTTACAAATGCTAGAAAAAGACGAACAAATAGTAAGGCAAAAAACCAACGTAACTACCTTAATATCAATAGTTAACTATAAAGAATATCAAACAGACGATAAAGCAAATAGAAAAGCAAATGATAAACCAAATAGTAAACCAAACGAACACAAACAAGAATGTATAAGAAATATAAAGAATGAAAAAGAACTTATTTTGGATAGGTGGATAGAATACCGAAAACAAATTAAGAAGCCAATTAAGGAGGCTACGCAGGAAACTATTTTGGCTAAAATGGAAAACTTTACGGAAGAACAATGTAAGTTTGTTATTGATAATTCAATAGAAAACGGTTGGCAGGGTTTGTTTTGGGATAAGCTACCTAAAAAAGAAGAACTAAGCGAAGAGCAGTTAACCTACAATTACGTGCAAAAGATGTTAAATTTTAAGGACACTAAAGACTATTCGAATGCTGACTAAACAGGGCGATACCATTCAATACTTATTAGATTTAAAAGCGGGAAAAATAAAAGCGGGGTTAGGAATCGATTGCGTTTTAGATAACTTTTTAAGGTTTAAACGCAAACAAGTAAACATCATTTTGGGACACGATAACGTAGGTAAAACTTATTGGATTAATTGGTATTTCCTTTGCCTCGCATTAAAACACGGACTTAAATTTTGCCTATGGTCGGGGGAAAATCAAAAGGGACAAGTTCTAAGGGATTTAATCCAACTTTACGCAGGCGAACCATTCAAGAACTTAACTAATAACCAAATACAAAGCTACCTTACCTACATTGAACAATTTTTTATCTTCGTCGATAATTCTAAACTTTACAAGCCGTTGGAACTTTTGGAAGTATTTAAGGAATCCGAATGCGATGTAGCGTTAATCGACCCGTTTACGGGATTAGACCGCGAAATGACCTACGAAGGCAATTACACCTTTATGAATAAGGCACGGGAATTTGTCAATAAAACGGGCATAACGCTTTACATTAACACGCACCCAAACACGGAAAGCGGGCGAAGCGGAAACCTATACACCGAAGGCGAATGGAAAGGACATCTTAAACCCCCATTAAAAGACCATATCGAAGGGGGTAAGGCTTTTCTAAATAGATGCGACGATATGTTAGTAATTCACCGACTAATAAAACACGAACAAAT